AACCTCCCTAGCAAAATATTCCTCGAGATCGATGAACGAAAGTAGTGGATTTTGGTTTGCCGATTGGTAGGTTGTCGCCGGTCCATCATCATTAATAATGAGATTTACTGTTCCATCATAAGATGGTTGACATTCAATATTAATAGGGTTTTTTAAATCAGTAATAATTTCATCAGTAGTAAAATTACTTATTTCATTTAATTCAATATTCGTATCTGCATTTGTAGTTTTATCCACTCGATTAAGAAGAGGATTATACTCATGAGCTAAATCCCCTTCTTGTAAATATTTTTTTGTATATAGTATTGGCATGTTAAAAAAATGTTGGAACACCGACTAGATTTGCACTATCTCCTGGAGTAATACCAAAATCCTCAAATAATCCAACTAATTCCGATGGATCATTCATATCAAATGTTCAAGTACGACATCGTTGATAGGTTGTTGTAGAATTATAATTATATCTAGTAAAAGTAGATAATCCTTGACTATTAGTATTTGTTAAATGATTAACAAAATTTTCAGCTAATTTCATTCATGTATCAATATCCGATTCATTAAATTGACGAATATTACCCTGTAAATCAGTAAATGTCCTCATGGTTTTATCTAAATATATTTTATTTCCACCTGTAGTTGAAACTCCATTTGCGATAAAATCGTTACGTGTCTTACATAAATTATATTGTCCATAAACTGTATTCATATGTAAATCTGTTGATATTCCAATAATTTTATTATTTTTATCAATTAATGGTTGAAATATATTTATCATATTGGAATTTCACAAATTCACATTAAAATTCATATCATCTAAATTAATAGTTCTACTAAATGTTCGATCAATATTCATTGGAGTAAAATTTATTTTCTTCGATTCATCAAATCTATCTGGAGTTAATTTGTTTTTAATTTGATTTTCAACAGTTATTAATTTATTAGTTAAATCACTAAGTGATGAATAATCAAATAATCCATATTTTATTGATGCAGAACTAAAAAATGGATTTGTACAAAATCAAAAGAGTTTATTATTCGATAAACGTAAACTCTCGTTTCTAATAACATCGTTATTTATATTTAGACGCTTTGGACTTACAAATTGACCCAATGGGTTACTCCGTTGAGATATTGAAAATATTCTTTCAAATAATCACGTTAATGACAAACGAACATCCTCATTTGCTGCTATGTTATTATAGTTATACGTTGGTGAATTATCCGATACTTTTCAAAATGGTATAATAATAGCCTGTTTTAGATCTCCTCATGGTAAAGGTTCTGTAGCTTTATCACTCCTAATTAATAAAAATTGATGATAATAATTTAGATTCATAAAATTAGTTCCACCACGAGGATTACTGCCAAATCCGTAACACGCATTATATATTTGCTTATTAGTATGTATGTTAGCCAATGCTAATATTTGGATTGGACCGCGACTAAAACGATCAACTGCTCATGTTCATAACCCATAAGGATTTTTTAAGTCATATGCACCGTATCCCGTATCCATTCATCCAATGGGATATATTGAATTACTAACATTCAATCCTGAATCCTGAATTCTATCGAAGTAATTTAAAGTATTATAAGTGTATTGAATATGATAATACTGAGCTTGCGTAGTATCAGGCTTCATAGTCATAAAACCAAATAAAGTAGCAGGAACTTGTGATAAATTCCCAAATAAATTAGATAATTGTCTTTTAAATCCCAATTCAATATTAAATTGATCTAAGAACGATTCAATTTTATAATTAATATAAATACCAAAAGTATGAGACTGTATATATGTTTGATTAATATTTAAATCAGTATCTTGATCCTTTAACTCATTATTAATAATTAAATTTCCACCAATATAGTTTGAATCTTTTAGAAAATATCATAAATCACCTATTAGTTTACTTACTTCTCTAGTATAAGTATATGATAACTTATAATCATAATTCAAACTATACTCTGGTAATTTTAAATTATTGGGATTAACAGATGGTATATAAAGTCATGAATATTCATTTCCACTATCTGGTCAATTATCATGTTTATCTACTTCATCATGTGTAATTGGAGGAGTTGTAATTAAATCAGATAATGATCCACTAACTTTTAAAAAGTAATTAAATCGTAATAATCATTCATTAGTGGGAATTTGATCGAAATTGGGGTATCTTTGTATAAAACTAAAATATCCATAATAAGGATTATTTCTATCTTGTAGATTTCCCAATATATTAGAGGAAACATCATTAAAAACTTCACTTGTAATTAATATTTTACAAATCTGTTTAACAACAATATTTAATTGTTTTAATTGAAAAACTATAAAGTAAATACTTTCTTTCTTAAATTCATTATGATCACTCAGTGGATCTATATTAGTAAAAGAAATATCAATTGTATTATTACCAACTAAACTTACATTTGGAACTGTTGTTCATTCCTCAAATGCAGGATCATTAGGATCATTAGGATCATTATTAATATCATATCCTGATTCTAATGGCGGAAAAACTTGATTTCCACTTACATTAAATATTTTGTATCCCAACTCAACTCCTCTGAGTGCACGTCCCAAATAAGTACTAAAAGTTATTAATACCTTATCCTGATATACTCTCCATTGATATTGTTTTTGAGCTACTTCAACAGCATGTGATCAAAGTAATTCAGAGATTTTATAAGAATATGTAACTTCAAATTGATCTAATACATAATTTACTTCAATTTCATTCATAGGATCATCCCCATGTTGTCCAACACCTTTTCAAATTACTACAGGAGCCACATTTATTAATAATGTGTCATCTCCAGTAATTTTTCATGCAATATCTGGGTCAATGATATCGCTATGAGTACCCGCGATAGTATCCTTGATGGTAAAATTATAATAATAACGTTTGTTCCAATTATCATAGCTATAAGATAATAATTTATCAGATATATAATATTTGGCAATGTTTTTATTACTCAAATCATTTTTTTCTCTAATACATTCATATATTATTGTATCATCTTCATCTTTTTTAATAGCGAATTGAATACGTATTTGTAATTCTGTATTAGTGTCTTCATTATCATTAAACAACTTATCTCTCGATACTATTTGTATATTAAAATCTGATGATTCACTTTCAAGTTCATTAATTATTACATTATTACTATCAATATCAAGACGATCAACACCAATGGATCGAATATTAAAATCAACACTAAAAAGATCTGCTAATCTATATTTAGTTGTTAATCATCCTGGAGTTTCTCAAAATACTTTGTTAAATTTAAAACTGTTAATGTATTTGTCAGGTATATATAGATCATGTAATTTCTTGTTTTCATCTAATATATAATATTGGAGAGTTTGATAATCAAAATTGGGTGCTCCATTATCGTCAACTTCTAACTTAAATTCATCATTGAAATTTAATTTGTAATTATCATTATCATCTGATAAAGTGAATATTTGTAAATCAGCCCTTTGAATTAATTCTCGATATTTAGCATATTTATTATAATCAGATTCTAAATTATTATCTCCTCTTTGTCCTTTAGTATTCGGTCATTCTGGTCATTTTGGATATGTAAATTTGTCAGGAGTTTCAATCTCATTTGGAATATCATATTTTCCTGTAACAATAGCTCTTGGATTACATTCCTGATCTCTATCAGTAGTTCCAAAGATTCTTCTTGGGCTTGGGTAACTACCAATTTCAGTTTCGTTGGTTAATGGATTAAAAGAAACAATATATAGAATATCCCCATATCCTTTTATACCGACAGGAATAAAACCATTAGGTAATTTACAATGTTTTAATTTATAATTCCCCTGATCATTTTGTAATACAAATTCATTACCGTTATATGTTATAATAGTTCCATTTAAATTATCCGTTAACACATTATTAGGTGTAGTTAACGGGTTTAAATCCATATTTAATCCTTCTATAAAACTATTGGTTGCTTCCTGTCTCATTATATTGGTTCAATTTCATTTTTATCATTTCTCTTGTGTGTATATTTGTATTTCTTTGTTTCTAATTCTTTTATAAAATGCGAATATCCCAAATCTTGGGTAATATAATAAACAAAGAAGTGTCTTTTTGCCCTATCCAAAAAACATTCATCTAATATTTTATATAGATAAACATTCTTAAAACTCAACTTTGGATTCGTTTTCTTGTTTTTAAAGTTTCCACAGTATTCCTCAAACTCTCGTTGAGTTAATCCAAAGTAATATTCTCCATTAAATTTAGGTTTTTCACTACGGTGCTTAAACCTTAATTTAATCTTATGTTTAATACGTCAATAGTGGTAAAATACCAAATTACTTGCAAATACTTTACCACTATAAACGATTATATCTCTTGACTTTAGAAGTACATCTCCTCCAATCAAGTTGTGTCTATAGAAAGATTTCAATCCGAAATCTACTATTTTTTTAATCTCTGTTGAACTTAAATCTGGAAATCGTTCTTTAACTTTTCCATAATAATCTGAAGGTTGTCTTATTTCCATTAGTAATACTGCTTACCATCATTAATATTTGCATAGAATATATCCTTCAATTTAGAGTTTATATATAAAGGTTTTTCTCGTACTCCACTTTTGTAATCATATCGAAAACAAATTTGATATCCAGTGAAATTTGAACTTAAAAAATCAATACCCATAAAACATCCTTTTCTATACATCTGTTTAAAATTTTCTCCAGTAATAGATTTAACATGTATCATCATTTCTCTTGTCTTTATTTTTCATATAAAGGTAATATTATTTTTTATAATATCTGAAATGATGAGGTAAAAAAGATATACTAGTACTCTTCCACACAATTCTTGTCTAGTTTCTACTCCGTAGTTTGCTATTATTGTTTTCTTGTTTACTTTGATCTGTTTGTAATTAAAATCATTGTATAAATCTCATGCAGTAAAACAATATGCTGTTTTGTAGTACATGGTTTATAGAATAGGCTTAATTGATTTCCCAAATTGTTTCCGATCCCATCTAACCTTAACATCAAGGATTTGATCCATATCATTTTGACTTAGATTATTAGGTATTCTAGCTGCATTACAATATTTAAGCCAATCACGCTTAAGCATTTGTGCCATTTCGAATAAAGCCTTATCCTTCATTTTTATAGCCTTTTTATACATGTATATATATGCTGTATAAGCTGCGATTGCCCTCTCTTCCTTATCAGTAATCAAAGGTAAACCAGCATCGTCAACAATAACACCATGATAAATAATCATTACATTTCTATAATCTCGAGAAAATTGCAGTTGATTCCCAGCTTCTCAATATTTAACAAGTTTTCCTCTTCCAATAATTGGATGTTCCAATCGTTTTCACAAATCAATATAGTTTTCTACTCATAAAGTTTGAATTGAATGGAATATATCTTGATTACTTGTCATCTGGGCATCATTGATAGGAATATGTACAGATTCAATCACATCTAAATTACATGGTAAATCTAACATCCTATCTTTTGTATCAGCAATATATCTGTATAATTGTGTATGCTTTTGTCCAATTTGTTCCCAAGCATTCATCATTATGTCTTCTGATTCCCCTGGTGTACATTCTATATCATACAGAACACTAACCAAAGGAACAACCGCATTCATACTATTTAATTTCATTATTGTGGGATACCATCGTTAGGATGAACAGGAGGTATAAGTTGTCTGTAATACCTTAACTTACGTTCCGTTAATCTTTTCTTTATTTCACTTGATAGTGCACCTAAATTTAGGATATGTGACTTCTCACAACAATTATACATCTCCAACATTCTAGGATCACGAAATACTCCAATTACGGAAATAGTCTTCACAAATGGAGCATTAAAGATTCATCCATCATACATTCCATTTTCATTAGGTGTTGTCTCAATATAAACATAAGCATCATTATTTCCACGTCTCCTATACTTATGATAAGTAAAAGTATTCGTAAAATAAAATCAAAAACTTATTTGTCTATCTACACTTCCAATAAATTTAATTGCATCTTTTCCAAGATCGTTAACAAGAGGAGGAATTTCAAAGTGTAAAGCATTTTGACAAAGTTCAAATCCACAACAACGAGATTGATCTTTACAATCAACTTCAATACAATTAATTGCCAATAATAAATCTTTTGTAGTTAATATTCCTTTGTGATACCACTCTTGAATTATAGCCTGTCTTTCTTCCACTATTTCGTCCTCTAATTGTTCTATAGAGAAATTTAATGTAGAGGAGTATCCACGAAGTCCTCCTAAAACATCGTTCATTATGGCACTTGCCAGTTCATTTATTACCATTGTTAATTAGGTAAAATAAAATGGGCGAAAGCGAATTAAGCTTCACCTTCGCCCATTTTAATGTTATTTATCTATACCAAACTTGGAGTTGGTGCTGGTGGCAATGTAACCAAACTTATTCCACCTGCTGCTGCAAGTAAACTTTCCCATTGAGGAACTAACGTGTTCAATATATAGAATACGTGTCTTGTTACAGCTTGCATTTTATCGTTAACCCCACTAATGCCATAATAACCAGGTCTTTCAACATCATAAGCAAATGAGTATTGCGTATAAAGTTGACCCATAATTGGATATTCGTCAGCATATAATGCAGCATAACGAAGGTTTGGATAACTTGGGAATCTCAAGTTTTCTTGAATCCATTCTCCTGTTGCAAATGGTTGTACATTTTGTGTAATTGCCGTTAATGCTTGGAATGCAGGAATATCCTCATAATTACCAGAACACATTCCACACAATTCTGGATTATACCATTCAAGTGTAGAACGTACAATGAAAGCATAAGGATTTGTTAATTCAACCGTTAAAGTTGTTCCAGATAAAATAATTCTTGCAAAGATATTATTATAAGGAACAGTCAGCTTAAGAGCGTTTGCCAATTGAGTCATAATCTGTACTTGTGTCATACCAGCTGCAACTGAGAAATCAGCTACAAGTGGTTTACCAAACGGATACCAATTTGCATGTGCGAAGTCTCCAAGATATTGTGCAGCCATTCCAATGTAAATTGAAATTCTGTAAATACCAGGAACAGTAGTTAACGGACTAATATCATTGATTACAATATTACCCGTAGATCCAGGAACTCCAGGAGTTTTAAATACTTGACCATTCTGAATACCACTTACACGATATTCACCAGTTCTTAATATTCTCAACAAACCTGGTTCAGCTTGAACCTTCGCCATATTCATTGTTGACCCATAAGCATCGGAATCAGCAGTTAACGAGTTGATTATAGTTTCTTTTACGTATGTAAACATAATTTTCTACTTTTAATTTTTAATTTTCTTTTTATTATTGTGATTGCTGTTCAGGAATACCTGTCGCAATCGTTTGATTTACTACTGGATTAGTTTGGATTCTTGGATCACTTGCATTTTCGAGTAATAGTTTAACAAATTCATTAACTATTTCAAAACATACATAGTCTGGGAATTCCAAAACCTGCGAAGTATCAACCGTTTTATCAATTTGTGTTTGAGTAAGACGAACAAACATTGGAGATTTAATATAATCTATATATACTTGTTCAGCCTTAAATAGATTATCATCATTTCCATATCTTATTTCCAATTTAACTGATGTTACATTGGATTGTCTATCAAACGGAAGTCTGATACTGTCAGCTCTATTGGAGCTTACAACCTGATCATCCATATCAGGATTGGTTACAACATCAGGATTGATATTAACATTATTAAGAAAGTAATATGGTCTTTTATACATTGGACGCATATATGCATTGTTAATAATTAGTGCATACATATCAGCAGTTAATCTTCTTGCTGGAAAATAAACTGTTGTTCCGACATCATAACACTTAAAATTTTGGCTTAATACTTTGTATTCGACTACACAGTTCAAAATATGAAGATAATCACTTGGCAACATACATGAATAAGTTCTATTAAGAAGATTAATCATGTTGAGTTCTGAATTATCTGGGTCTAGTTTCAATATAGCAGATGATTTTAATACTCTTAAATCGTCTGTTGACTGTTGATTAACATCATACCTATTATAAATCTTGTTAATATACTGCTGAATAGCTTTATTAATAAAGTAGTTATAATCTTCCAGTAGTAATGAAGGTGCTTCTAATTTATTTATTTCAATTAAAGCAAATTCATACATTTCACGTGCAGTCATATTCTATTTAGTTTTATTATTTTTTACCTTTCTTCATTAGTTCATCAGAACTAAGAGGAGGTGTATTGTCTTCGGATGGATCTATTGGAGCTACAACACGAATAAAATCAGGATATGTTTCATTTTTAATTGAATCCAAAATTTTCTTATTTGCAGGAGTTTTGAAGAACAAAAGAATTGCTTCATCAGTTGCTCCTAATGAAGTATCTGCATACATAAACAAACCAGTTACTTTTCTAATGATGTTCTTTTCTTTTGCATCAATAAGTAACAGTTTTAATGCACTATCAGCACTTGTATATAATTCAATTATCAAATTTGGATTACCTTCTGCTTTTTGATATAAATAGTCAGCTACATCGGAATCAGGTGCATTACGCATTGCTTTACCAAGCAATTTAGCTTTAGTTAATCTACCTTCAGCAGAATCATTTTCAATAAATGTCCAAGCCTTTGTAATTAACTTACGTTTAGAAACACTCTTAAGTGATTCTTCACCAGGAACATCAACGTAAAGTTCTGCTAATCCATATCGTCTTTTATCTCCATCAATAATTAAATTACCATTTTCGTCTTTTGCATCCCTAGTGGGAACAATAAGATCGGACTCTCTAATGGCGTTCCACTTATTTCTTTCTAATGGATTAGATAAATCAAAGGTAGTACCATCTTCAATAAAAATCTCCATATCTTCTGGAATGAAATATTGACTTTCAGGATCATTCATTTCTTTCTCACTGAGAATCATTTCTGTTTCGCCATTAGGATTCATTCTAACTTTCTTTACGAAAGGGTGATTCATTCCATTTCTCTGCTTTAGAGGTTGTAGATAGTATTGTTTTAATTTACCATATACACTTCGTATTGTTATAATTTTATTTTCCATATTATTTCTTATCAAAATTATCTAGTATGTTTTATCTAAAATATGTCCCTCCGAAGAGGGACATAATATTAAAACCAAAGTGTATTGGTTTCTTCTGATATTAAGATTACAGAGCGGTACGGATTGTATACACCAGTACCAGCATCCAGCGAGGGGTTTATAACTCCACATTCGCCATTTAGACTATATCTTTAACTTAATCAATATATTTATATCTAAAACCTTTTGCAAATTCATCACGTCCACTCAGAACATGAATTAATCCTGCTCCATTATCTTTCTTACATGCTGTTATTGTGTCATATACTTGAATTAGGTTTCAATCTTTATCATATTTTCCAACTTTTCGAACTTTGCCAGATTTTGGTTGTTGTGGAGCTATTCGATCTAATTTTTCAATACTTCATAAATAATTTCCACAGCTACGGCCAAGTTTTATTGCGTTATAAATATTAGAAGTAAAACCTAGTGTTTTCTGTGCTATTCGTTGATTTTTTCAACTTTGAATATATTCACCATTAAGTGAATATTGATGAATCTCGGAACGCTTAATATATTCAGATTTAGCAATACTATAATTTGGTGAATATACAACCGAATAGTATTTATTATAACAAAGATATCCAAGTTTGATTGCGGTTTGTAAATTTGATTTATCAACATTCATTATTCTTGCAGTATCACTAATTGATTCATAACAACATTCATACTCACCAGATTCTGAATATTGAAATACAGGAAATCCTTGACTCTCAATTGTAGTTTTATAGTACTCAAGATTAAGAACATCATACTTCTCAAATGATCAAAAGTAATTAGCACATTTAATTTTTTCTTTAACGGCTCGCCATATTGATCTCATTGATCGTTCTACATAAATTGCAGCTAAATTAATTGAATTGAATTCATTTAGATAATTACCATCTAAATCATATTGATACGTTTTTATACCTACTCCATTACCACCCCGTCCACCAATTACCTGGTTATATACATCATTTCGTTGTAAATATTTATTGTTCACAATATCCTCTTCTAACATATAAGCATCTTCCTTATCATCAAACACGGCAATTGTTTTTCGCACAAAATTTTTAGGTCCGTATTCTTTAACAGCTTGTTGAAATTTAGTTTTTGCATATTGATAGGTATGTGGCCTGTTATTAATAACTCCACAGCCTAAATATCCATCAAACACATCAGGATTAATGGTCTGATGCACACCGATATAAATAAAATTGGTCTGTTTATTGATTGTACAATAAACAATATACCTTAAGTTATTCTCCATTTCGATTTTAAATTATATTTTTTAAATCTACGCCTTGCGGCTAGTCGTTGAACGTTTTCATACATTTTCCTACGGAATTCTGTATAAACTTCGCTGCTGATCATTCTGATTAGTTATTTTTAACATTCACGCTTATTGTTTCCAATTACGTTGTAGTTAATTAATCATTGAGTTTTCCAGCAATTAAAAGAATTTTTTACATTGAGATCGCTCTCAAGGAGGACATGCTTAAGCCGCTCTGTAGGCTTTGGTTCATCCTCAGTTAATTATCTTTGATGCAGCTACGGGACTAGATACTTCACCATGTTGTAAACCAGTGCTTCCTCCCACGCCTTTTATAAAGTTGTGGATTAATTGACCGCCCTTGAAAGTAAACATATTCAGAGCTGCTTTTCCACTAACAGCATCTGCTGTTAAATCTAAGAATATCCCAAATCTACGAGTTGGATATTCAATATCGAATGATCTATCAACTTTAAAGGTAACTCTGTTCGTTACATTTATTATTTCTAATAAAATTAGACTATATCTTCATCTTGTTTATATTTAAACATAAAACCTTTATGACTTTTTATAACTCCACTTAATACTCTGTTTATTTGTGAAGATTGCAATTCTGGATTTTCTAATACACAATCCCTAACACTATTATACTCAATTTTATTTAAAGTCTTTTTATTGATCATCACAATGGGTAAGACTTTATTCTTATTACTAACATTAATGAGAGGCTGTATATTTGAATCATCATTTTCATAATATCGTCATTGAAAATTCCCCGCACTACCATTTTTCATAATTGCTTGTGATATTGTACACAATTGTAATTCTTTTTCTGCTTCAATAATACTATCAAAGTATCTTAAGAATTTACCACCAATAGTATATTGTGCTACTTTTCTTGTACAATTATTTTGTCTTGTATATTCTTTCTTATAACTCCAAAAATAACCAAGAGCCGACTGTGATGTATTTAAACAATTATTTCTAATTGCATGTTGAGTTGAAATTATATTTTCTGTATCTAAATCTCGTGCTGCATCTAATGCAGTTTCATAACTTCGCAGAAATTCTCCTTTCAAATCAAACATGTAAACACGTTTCTTATCTTCCTCCTGAATGCTACCATTTCCACCAAGAGAAACATTGTAAGTATTTTTACTTCTAAGAAATGTTGGTGTAACAATTCTTCGTTCTAAATCATATGCTGCATCTCTTCCCTCCTCAGTATCAGGAAAAATATCAATAGTAGTTCTTCTAAAATTTTCATATCCATACTTCTTAACCGCTCTATGAAAACCACTTCTATCTGGTCTTACGTTACTTAAGCGATAAATTCCTCCTCCAATATATGAGTCGAAGACGTCTGGATTAGTTCTATGTACACCCGCGTACATCTTTCCATTACAGGTGTTTATTGTAATATATACAATATATTTTAATTCCATAAGATGTTTATTGTTTCGATTATAATTATAATCTAAGCCTATAAATAGGACTTACTAGTCGTTGAACCATTCTCACGTATCTAAGTACTGAGAGACTTGGCTGCTGATTGTCTAATTTGTTAATTTTTTAAACGTTCACGTTTAATTTTCCAATTTACGTTGTAGTATTAACAACTCTAAAGAGTTTCCAGCAATTAAATAAATTTTTTATTAGCAGCTTACGCTACTAAGCGGGCAACAAAGTTTTTACCCGCAAACTCATAAGAATTATAAGTTGCACCTAAATCGATGTAACCATTCTTTGCTGTTGAAAATACAAATGTTCCTACAGTTTTCCAGTCACGTATCCATGTAGATAGTGTATCTTGGATTTCTGTTCACATTGGCGTATTCATCAAGAACAAATAGTTGTTACCAGTAGGTTTCGTTGATTTTGTAACCATTACTTGTAATGCTTTATGGAAGAATTTCGTGTTTAATCTGCTAAAAGCAAATTTAGTTGCGAAACGCTCAATTTGAGCTATAATTCCATCTGGAGCAATTATAGGCCTCCCAGTTTCCCTTATTTCTTATATTTTCATATAAGATTAGACTATATCATTAATTTAATCTAAATATCTAAATATATAACCATTTCCTAGCTTTCTCTTACCACATAATACATGTTTACATGCAGAATACTTCTTTTGACACTCTGTAACGGTTAAGAAAGTTTCAATAAGATTATTATTAGTGTCATATACACCAACCCTCTTAGCATATCCTTTTCTCAACTGATTACTTAAATCTGGCATTCGTTCTACATGCTCTATGTGTCATTGATAATTACCACATAACATACCTTTCTTAATAGCTGTTCCAATATCGCTTTTTAATCCTAATTCTTCTTTAGCTTGATTTGCATTTTCAAATTCGCGTATAAAAGTACCATCAAGGTTATATTGATATACTTTACGTTTACGAATAGATTCAAATCTAGATTTATCGAATGTTTCAGAATATTCATAAGAATAATATTTATCATTCACACTATATCCAAGTTTTGCTCCACGTGATATATTAGATGTAGAACAATTATTCTCTTTTGCTGCTTCTGTTACTGTATTAAAAGATTTTTCAAATATTCCTTTTTTAGAATATTGATATATTTTCTTTTTATAAGCATATTCGATTTCTTTACGCATTGAAATAGGTATTGTGTTATAAGATTTTTGATAATTATCTAGATCTAAAATATCATGATATTCTAAATCTCAATAATAATTACCAAATGACCTTTTTTCATACATCGCTAATGATAATCCTTCAGGAGTGCTATTTACAGATTGAGCTGCAAGTAAGATGCTTCTATATTCTTTTATAAATTTTCCATTAAGATCGTAACAAAAGCATTTTAATGCTCTTCCTCCGCCCGATATACCACCAGGTATCATGTTATAAACATCTTTTCTAGCTAAGAATTCTTCATTTACAAGATGTGCTTCTAAAAGGTAAGCTTCTTCTTCAGTTTCAAAGACTTTTAATGTCTTTCTTATAAATTTCTTTGGGCCATATTTTTTAACAGCATATTGAAATCAAGTCTTTGGATTATTATAGCTTGATGGTTTGTTTGCTCAAACACCACATCCTAAATATCCATCGAAATGTTCAGGATTAGTTGTCTCATGAACGCCCAAATAAATCTTCTTTGATTCTATATTTGTGGTTATATATACTATATAATAGTATTTAGTTAAATTATTTACTGCTTCCATATTTTTTATATGTACGCCTTGCGGCTAGTCGTTGAACTTTATTCCACTCTACTCGTATGAGCCTGATTCTGTGGAATCTTAGCTGCTGATTGTCCAATTTCATTTATTTTTAAACATTCACGTTTGTTATTACTAACTGCGTTGTAGTTAAATGAATTTTAGGAGTTTCCAGCAATTCTGTAAATTTAAAGATCCCAAAACTTTGGAGTCAAGGATCGAAAATCTTGGGCTTACCATATTTATCCATATTGGTTTTGCCCCATAAACACGCATTATTACGTGCTTCCATGAAGGAATCTAAACAGTCCTTCTCTGCTGTATTCAATCTATAAATCGGATCGTCTTTTTCACCTTTTCCAATTTGAGTGAACACGTCTTCCATTGCATTGTATTGTGCAGACATCGAAACATCAGCACGATGGGTTCCAATATACGTGCGATGCTTCTCTACGTTAGATTGATATTTTACATATCCCTCTTCATGCATTTCTGGCATATAGTTCGTTACGAACCTCGTAGCCATGCCAGGTTGACATCCAGATACATCTAAAACTGCACCGTAGTCACTATCTTGGATTTTTCCTACCAACACAAATTCTTTATCACTAATACGTTGAGGACGATTCAGCACTATAATTTGTTGACGTGTTCTCTCAATAATAAAAGTATCAAATTTTTGGTAGTAGTTCTCTCCAAATCTAAAAATTATATCACTTCCGTTAGCACCATCGCCTTCTGGAACAGAAATAAAGTTAACACGTTTGATACGGTTAACATTAATATCCCATTCAACTACGAATGAATCAACGCTCTGAAAAGCATTTTTCTTTCCTTTTTCTAAGGTGTAAGTGTTAAGAAGCGACTCAGTTAAATGAGTTGCCGTGTATTGATCATATAAAGTTGATACAATACCTAAGCGAGCTGGGTTTGCCAATTTGTTATCACAAAGGCTTTTTATCCTCCATCTCTTACAATTTTCTATCTTGTAAGTTCAGCATACATCATCATCCCGTAAGGATGTCGCACACTCTTGGTAGAATTATATTCCGTATAATGGTTTCATCTACTATGCGTTACGATACTTAATCTTGTTAACAATTAAGTTATCTCGGGGTTACCACTGAGAATTAAGATGGCTTCACCGATATTGCGCGATTTTCTTTAATTATTACTAACTAAAGGGGCGTACTCTCACCCAAGAACTTCATGAAGTCCTCGTATGTCCGAGTCTCATTCATATTCGGACGTACTGTTGTGAAATTTGTTATTCTCATAAATTAACTATTATTTATTTGCCTATAAAATACCTGCGGTATCCCAAAGTTGACCAATTCCAGTTACTTCTTTATTCGGAACTTCTCTATCAACAACGAAAGTGTTGCTTCCACGAGATTTTAAATTCTCTATCTCAGATTCGAGATTAGCAATTTTTTTACGTTCTCCTTTTAACATATCCTTCCAATAACGAGAAGTTTCAGTTATAGTTGCTAAGCCTTGTGTTGCAAGTCATGCAAGTGTAACTAAAGTTTCTGGATTCTCAATATCTTTTACAAATTGACTTTTACCATTTGAATCTTGATCAAGCAAATATGATAGTACTTGGTTTTTATCTGAGTCTTCAATCGCTAACACATCGCTTTGAGGATCTTCATAATCTAATGGTACTTCATTGAAATGATGTAAAGCATTAGTTAAATTTGTTTTTAAATCCTCAAACTGTTGTTGAACTTGTTGTTCATTTAATTCAATTTGTCTCTGTTCTTCAGCTTTGTAAGTCTCTCGAAGAATTTCAACCTTTTTCTTAAATAAATCTTCATTGTCTTTAGCTCTATCTAATTCCTGTTGTAACTCTTCATTACTCAAAGATGGGAATTTAGATTTCATATCTGCTACATAGAGTTCTTCATCAGAATACTGATCAATAGAATAAGATTCTACATGTCTCTCATCTGGATGTTCAGATAAGTACTCTTCGAGTCTCTGATTAGCAAAATAATCTACAACTTGTTCTAACGTTACGTTGTTAGTTCTTAAATAATTTATAACATCTGTTTCGTGATCAGTAAGACCTGGACTAGTAATTTCTTTTAAAATTGTTAATTGTTCTTCACGACTAAGTGAATTAAAATCAACATCTTCAATTTCTCCATTATCATTCTCATACTGTATCTTACTTGGATCTTCTATTCCCCTCTCCCGAAGGAAAGTGTGTAATACATCTTCGTCTGCAACTACTGGAAAATTACTATCTGAATTATAATTTTCATCTATAGTAGGTATTTCTGTTATTTGAGAACCTTGTATCTCAGTAACATCACCTTTCGGATTCTCTAGTAAAGCATCCATTCCATCTCATGCTGTTTCATTCGCCATGACTTTCTACTTATTAGTTCATATTAATTTTGTGCAAAAATATACATTTTTTGCTATATTTCCAAATGAATTGAATATTCATTTAATCATTAAAATAATTGGCAATTTTATTTCTTTTTCTTTTTGCCTAATTTATAGTACACTCCTATACCGATTTGTGGCCCAAAATCAAATTTTCTTTGTATAACCCCATATTGTCCTCCCAATCCAGCATACACACAAACTCCAAAATTAGATGGATACTTTATTACTGTATTTGTAATAGTATTAGTAGTGAAGATTTCATGTGTAACTATCTTTTCATGCATTGTAAAGTAAATAGCTAAAGAATCTATTTTAATAGTATCTAAAGCAATACCTGTTATACGAATTGTATCATACACTAATGAATCTTTAGATACAAATATAAATTCTTTATCTATTCTTCCAGGAAGTATAGTTACTTTTTCTCTGAAAATAGTATCATATCTCGGTTGAATTATAGTATCTCAATGCTCTATTACAACCGTAGTTGTATCTGATTTTACATCTAATTCCTGATTTTTATACTGATTACATTTAATCATACTAAATATCAAAAATGCCATCAATAATACTGTTATATAATATACAGGATTACTTATTATTTCTTTAAATTTATTCATATTATAAACCGCCTGGAGGTAATACAACATCTATATATTCTGGTGTAGTTCCATCATACACTACAGTATTTATTAAAAGACCAACTGAATTATAAAGTCTTATAGTTAAAGGCTGTTGTGTTGATGGAGAACTTAAATCAACTGTTATTGGAGAACTACCATCATATACTACAGAAGTACTATCAGGTTTTATTATTGTTAAAGGTTGAATTGTAGCCGATGGTGGTACAGCTAAGTTTGCTGTACCTGTAACTGTGAGATCGCGAACTGTAATACTACTATTCATAAAATCTATTACTATATTACGACTATTATCTACAACCTCGTTTTCAACAGTAATGGTATGAAATCAAGTATTATTATTAAATATTCACTGTCCTCTAATAGTCTGAAATGTCCCACGTCTGGGAAACTCACTAAAATGAATTCCACCTAGAAACTCAGTATTCAAATTTCTCACCATTTCTGTACTATTAATTACAAATGGTGCCTCATTAGCTACATCAATCTGTATGGGTCCAACAACACTTAATTCCTCCAACTCCAAAGAGTTTATACTCCTTGAAAAATCAAATTCTCTAAATCCTCCATTCTCAGTAGTTCATAAACCATCATCATTAGATACCACTACTTTCCCATCACCAGGATATTGCATATTATCCAATTCAGTTCTAGAATCTATAACAAGAATGTCAGGTAGATCATTGTTGATTAAAGTGTGATCCACCTGACCATTCTTTATAAATTCTAATTCGTGATACCTATCCCCAACCCTAACATAAACTTTTCCTAACGTATTTAATACTAGATTTCTAGTACCAATACCAACTGCATAGGAATTATTTATTACATCATTCATATATTATGCATTATTATAGTCTTCTATTTGCTGTAATGCCCAAAATTTACAATCTTCAATAAATTGTCTATAGTTTAAATAATCTGGGTCATTTGGATTAGATATACCTTTATTAATTAAAGCAAATTCATCATTAGTATCCAATTGTTCAGCAATTTTCTTATCAATTAATCTCTTTTCAATTGGCGGATCAACTTTAGTATATTCTCAAGTTCTTATAATAGTTTTATCAGTTTCTACATAAGTAGGAGTTTGGTAATATCAATCCTTTTGAACTGGAGCTTCTTCTACTAATTCTTTATATCCTAATTGCTCTAGTATTTCTGGAGTTGGATTAAAGACTACTGATCCATCTTCGAGGGATTCTACATTAGTGGAGAAGATTAATTCGTTATTTTCTAGTTTTACGTATTTCATGTTAATATTGTATTAGTTGTAAGAAGGAGATTTGATTGTCAATTATTGTTACTTCATAAGTATTACCAGCTTGAAATCCACCAAATCCTTTTTGAATGTAAATAGTACCTTTGTTAGATGCATTAGTATATGGATAATTTTTAAAAGTTATCTGTGGTACTATAGTACCAGATAATATACTAAACACAAAAGTAGTTGGTTTAGGACTCTTTACAAAATATACATCTATGATACTTGAAACCACTGGATCTCCTCAGTTTTCAGTAAATCTATTATATGTACCAGGAAGTAAGAATATATCGTTATGAGTATTAAATATATTATAGTTATTTCATGGTAAATCACTTTGATACGTTAGGTAGTTAGATTCACTTCCAGATATAACTTCAATTCGTGTATTTTGATCATTTGCATTTGTTAAAAGTACAAGCGGAGTATGTTTATTACCAATATTTATTTTTGATCATGTTCCATTTGTGGCAGGCTGAAGCAGTATGTGAAATTCAGATCATTTGGTGAATCCATCCACTTGTAATAAACCTTGATCAATATAATTAGAACTAACAATATAATCTTGATCAATTGGTATTGATAACATTGGTAACATTGTTAACGAACCACCACCACCAAATCCTGATACATCATACATAACAAATTCATAGCTATCCAGACCAACAAATTTAATGTGTCCGAAGGGTGTATTAGCAGTTCCATAAACTTCAATATATGTACCATTAACAAATTCTACACGTCCTGTTTTTCCGCTAAATAATGGAAACTCATTAAAAAAAAGTAAATAATTATTAATTTCTCCACCCGCAAAATTAAAACCAACTGGTATTTGTGTTATGATCGCAGGAATTGACTCTGAAGTACTAATACAATTTGTATTAAACTTTAAACTATTATCCCATGTTAAAAAGGTATCCCATCCAATTATGTTATTTTTGGAAAAATTAAGATTTGTATTTAACTGTTGTGGATTACTTGATATTTTATCAACTTTGTCATTAATACTTAATGCAATTTTTACATCACTAACACTTATATCCTGAACATTAGCTGTTGCTCCAGTGTTATTCCCCTTAAATGTATAAGCGGGAGCCTGAGCTAATTTAGCATTAGTTACTGCGTTATTAATAATAGTTAAACTAGTTGCACCAATTACTTCACCAGTGTGTTGTGGGTGATTAATTGTAATTCCACCACTAATATTTATCAAATCAATACCAATTCCACTAATGAAATTTACGTTTTTAATTGTTGATCCATTAAATGTAAATTTGTCTACTCCTTCAGTACTTCCATTATTTGTTGTTATTACTAATGGATTGGCTACAGAACTAGCCACACCGCCAGTTGAGATATCAGATAAATATGCAATTTTTTCAATATTATTAACAATAATTCTATTTGATTTAGTTTTAATAGTTGTTTGAAGATTAGTGTCTCCAACAACTAGATTTTCATACAAAACAATTGGATCAATATCGCTAAATTGTCATACACTATTACTTTGCAAAACATTATTTCATCCTAAATTAGCACTCGAGTCAATCTTAGTAATTATATAATCTTGATCGTTAGGAATTGTAATAGTATTTTTAATTCATCCTTGAAAATTTTGTCCGTTATAAATATAAACATCTGGATAAGTACCAGCAAAATTACTGGAAATTTCACCTTGTCCTGTTCCTGGTGGACTTCACATTGCGGGTGAGATCCTTATATAATTTGAAGTAGAACTATTTATATTAATTTCTACTGTATTTTGAGGTACTCCACTATAGAAAGTTGGAGATTTACTAGTATTAAATACAATATTTTGTCCACGCAAATTCATTCCAACTTGTAATTGATTCAAGCTGGTTATTATTAACTTTTCATATTTTATAGCTGAACTAATATTATCGTTAACAAATAATGTACTCTGAGGAGTTAATCCTAAATTTGAATCAATTATTTGTGTTGTTGGAGATTGAATTTTAACAAAATTTCCTGATGTGACATCAGTTGGAATATCAATATTTATAGGAATAGATCCATCATACGTCACAGGAGACGCGCCTCCTTTAGTTACTGTTAAAGCTTGCGGATTAGGCAAAGTTGTAGGAAAGAGACTAGTAACTAATTGGGATATACTTTTTTGATCTAGCCCTTCTATATTGATTTGTTGTGGAACACCACGAGTTGATGTAACTAATAAATATTTTGGTTTACCCTTTTTTCACCAAATTGCGGGTGTTTTTCAGTCGTAGTTAAAAGGGTATTGAATTAGATCAACATCTGTTGGGGAATTTATTTTAATATATGCAAGTGGTGCACCATCAAATTGAGTTCCATCATTTAAAACCGCATTATCCTTGCCATTATATCATACATATGAATTGGTCGACAATAAATTAGTTGGAGGAGTTGTTGGCCAATTTGCCAAATCCCTATATTCATCTGGATCTACTATTAATAATTCTTTAGCTATGAGAGTATTAATAGCTACTAAATAATCTGGTTTAGGTAACATATTTCATGAAGGTCAATCAAAAATTCACGCATTGCCAAATGACAAATTAAAATTTAAATTATTTCCACCATTTCCATTATACTCCTGACCAATTGCATTTCTTAGTGTTCCAGTTTGACTATTTGTAGTTACATCCACGATTTCACCCGATATCGTATTTATACTAAGATTTATCATAACTGAATCGGGAGGATTGTGAAAACTTAATCCATAAGTATTAAAATGCGAATTAACTACAGTAAAGTTATTCTTTACTTCAGTACTAACACTTGGTAAATTCTCTTGTGTTACCGTAACAGCGTGTCCACTAACTGTCACTCCACTTACATATTTTCCTGCAATAGCTGATGCACCACCACTTAATTGTGTTTCATTACCTTTAGTAGTTCTGAAAACATGTCCCATTACATTATCTACTTCAACACTAGTTACAAATTGTCCCGTTCCACCAGCATCAACACCACTAATTGGGCGGTTTTGATGTAAAAACTGTATCCAACCTGATGGATCACCAGATATACTTACTCCTTGTCCACTTCTAAAATTTAAAGATTGTGCTGTTAATCCATTAAAGGATAAAATTGTTTGTACTGGAGCAGTACCAATTGTAAAGGATAAGGATCCAGCTAATCCACCTCCTCCAACTGTCTCTTGAACTCAATTTCCATTTTGACGCACGTATGTATTTGAAGGATTTGCTGTAGAAACATTATCAAATACCGCGTCAGCAGGAAGTTGTTGTTTATTAAATTTAGTTATCATATTTATTATTTTAATTGATTTCAATTTTAAAAAACACTGCCGCCATTAAAACGGCAGTGTTATGGAGTCCCCGCAGAAATTATTCTCTTCTATGGGGATATCACAATTCGTAGAAACTATTTCTCTTCTGTGAATTTATCATAACTCGTAGAAATTATTCTCTTCTGTGAGTTTATCATCGGGTCACCCCGAAGGGTGACCCATATTATATTAAAAAAATTTCATATTTACTGATCCATTCTTATACATATGTAACTCGAATGGAATTGTTTGCTCTATTTTATAACTGTATAAGTTACTATTTGGATATGAATGCTGCCTAATACTAGACAATAATAACACATTTAGCTTTACAGCAAAAAATCTATATTTAAACTTTCGTATTGGCATTCTGCGTGAATTACCAAATCGAAAATAAAACTTAAAACTGGGATCTGTGACTACAACAGGATTTGACTTTAAATACTTACAGAAGTCGACAAAATTAAAGTACAAAGGATTACTATTTCCATTTGCTATCATAAATAAACAATTATTATACAATTCAGTCGTTGTAACATATGGTATAGTTCTAGAATTTACACTATGAATACCCGATAAAGATTTACTAAGTCAATGTCTGACTTGTACACGACTTACACGTTGATAAACACGATTATGATTATCTTCTCTTGGTCAAAATGGCACATTATTATTTGATTGTCCAGATCTAGACGGACGACTATTACCAACACCAATACTTACTAAGCATCTGCTCATATCAACACTATGCAATTCACTTGCGTTAATAATAATTCTTCTTTTTATGTGCATATAGTGCGCACGTATTTTACCAGTTACGTTTATATTTACATTACGAGTTCATGGAATACCTTGATAACACGTAAAATCATTATATACAGCATAAAATATTGTTCAAATTTCATTTTGTAAGGCATGAGGTCATGTTGGTCCAGTATTTGTTGGAATTGTATTTATATTACTTTCGTCTAAACTATAAGCTGTAACCTGAATATATTCAAGATGATAATCATATATATTTCAGTGTCCTTGATATACTACAATTCCCCCAGTATCATTAGGAGGTCCATTTAATGCTCCCTTTTTATATTGAAATGTATGTTGAGGTGGTATTGTACCAAATGGTGCAGTTCAATCAACTGGTATATTCTGTGGATGTAAATCATTTAATACAGGTAATTTTCCAATTTCTTGTCCATTTCAAAGTGGTTTATTAGTTGAATCAGTGTGAAATACATTGTTTCCTAAATGGATATTATAATCTGTATTAGTTATTGAATGTCCTATTTCCTTAGCAGTATTTTTTAGTCTAGTTAGTTTTGTTGTTGCCATGTTTATATAAGGAGAAATACGTTACGTTCAACTATTAATTGATCTGTTTCATTTGGAGCCGTTTTCATTGTAAATGAACAACTATTCGGCGGTCAATCATAGTGTATAACAGGAAATAATTTTTGTCCATTGAGATATACACTTATATTAGCATTATAAGGATTATAAGCCATTACAGTATTAAATACTGTATTAATCCCATTAAGAATATTGCCATTATACATATCATGTACCTCTCTATCTAATCATAATTCCAATCCACTAATTTTTCCATTACTGTCTACATTTATTCTATTACCTATTATAACTCCTCCGAGAGTAGTGTTAGTTGCAGGTTTAAGAGTTGATAACTCATTTCCATTTCATTTGGGATTTGCAACCGTATCATCTCCGCTTAAAGTATTAGGTCCCATATGGATATTATATCTGCCATTATTAAATGAATAACTAATACTTTTTAATGCATCTCTAATTTTGGTTAGAAACATAATAATTTTATAAATAAGTAACAACAAATCTTATACTAATCATACTAGCATTAGTATTTTGAATACTAATTGATCCCTCAGTCAAGTCAGAATTGAAAATTACTCCTACACTATCTCCAAATACATCCTTTTCAATAAAGTATCTATTATATTTTCTCAACATAATAGTTCCATATTGTTCAGATGAACCTAAATTTACAATGTATTCAACATTAACTCCTTTTACAGTAGCTGCTGGTGCAAAGAAACTATACGAAATTGTTGTAGATGCTGGAACAGTAATATTAAAAGCATTAATAAATTGTTCTGGAGCATTCAGTAAATTACCATAATCAATTTGTAATGAATTAACACCATCGTGAGTATGTGAAGCAAATTTGTTAAATAATGCCTTCAAGTTATTACGCATTGTTTGCAGAATAACTGAAATGGCTTGTGCAATACCAGCAGTTGGTAGAATATTAGATTCGGCTTGATCAATTAAAATAGCAGTTTTTTCAGGAGCTGTTTCTAATGCAGTAATGCGAGTTTCGTGATTACTTACAGTAGCAGATAATGTAGTAAGATTACTAAGAGCAGTATTAATGCTAGAAACTGTAATGTTTGAAGTAGTAATGTCGCCAGTAGAAGTAAATTGAGTTAAATAACCATTGTAACTTGTACTTTTAAGATCAATTTTATTATCAATTTCACTTCTCAATGTTGAAGTTAACTGCGATTTAGATACAGCATCAGTTAAAAGAGTAGCAGAGATTTTTCTTGTACTACTATTAACTGTTATTTCAATTCTGCTAGTTGTACC